GGATTGGGAAGAGCAGTATGGCAAGGGCTTGAAGCTGCTTGGCTTTACCTTTGATGAGCGCACACGTCCTTTCAAGGGTGCTGCAGCTACGACACATCCTTTGTTGACAGAAGCAATTGTGCAGTTCCAAGCGCAGGCGCTCAAGGAATTGATGCCCGCGGACGGGCCCGTGCGCACGCGCGTACTGGGGAAAGAGACACGAGAGAAGTTGATGCAGGCGGATCGCGTGCGTGACTTCATGAACTACCAGATCACATCGGTGATGGAAGAGTACACACCAGACTTTGATCAGTTGTTGTTCTATGTAGGTTACGGTGGCTCGGCGTTTAAGAAGGTGTACTACGACGAGGATCGTGATCGGATGGTGAGCAAGTTGATCTTGCCTGACAACTTGTATATCCCGTACAACGGATCGAGTGTGATGAGTGAGTGCCCGCGGATCACGCATGTGGTGCCGATGTCGGTGAATGATTACCGCAAAGCGGTGCTGCGTGGTCAGTACTTGGATACTGCAGAAGAGCGCAGCACGTCAGATGTTGGCAACAACATCATCCAAAAAGAAACAGACCGCATTACAAAGATCACGCCCAATACGGACGATGAGGAAATGGAATTGCTGGAGTTTCAGATTGATTACGACCTGCAAGGCTTTGAGCACACGGATGAGGACGATGAGCCTACGGGCCTCCGCTTGCCGTACATCATCACGATAGACAGGACTTCGGGATCGACAGTGGGTGTGCGTCGCAACTGGAGTGAGGGCGACGATCTGTTCCGCCGCAAGCAATACTATGTGCACTACATGTTGGTGCAGGGCTTGGGCGCGTATGGTTTGGGCTTCTTGCATTTGGTGGGTGGCTTGAGTCAAGCGGCAACTTCTGCACTGCGTCAGTTGCTGGATGCAGGAACGCTTGTAAATCTGCCGGCAGGTTTCAAGGCCAAGGGCGCGCGCATTATGAATGATGATGTGCCGTTGCAGCCGGGTGAGTTTAGAGACATTGATGCAGGCGGTGTGGAACTCAGCCAGACGCTGATGCCACTGCCGTACAAGGAGCCAAGCCAGACTTTGTTTGCGCTGCTTGGTTTCTGCGCAGATGCAGGCCGCAGGTTAGCCAGTGTCACAGACATGCAGGTGGGAGACAGCAATCAGAATGCAGCGGTAGGTACGACGATTGCGTTGTTGGAAAAAGGCGGACAGGTGATGTCTGCAATCCATAAGCGTTTGCATTACGCGCAGCGGATTGAGTTTAATTTGCTTGCCAAGGGATTTGGTGAGTACTTGCCTGATGAGTATCCGTATGACGTGCCGGGTGAGACGCGGTCAATCAAGCGTAAAGACTTTGATGATCGCATTGATGTCTTGCCGGTGTCTGACCCCAACATCTTCTCTGTAGCCCAGCGCATTACGATGGCACAGACGCAACTACAATTGGCGCAGAGTAATCCTCAGATGCATAACATGTATGAGGCATATCGCCGCATGTACCAAGCGATTGGAGTGCGGGATATTGATGGTATTTTAAATACGCAGAATGTGGACAAGCCTAAAGATCCTGTTAGCGAGAACTCGCAGGCGCTAGATGGCTCACCACTGAAAGCTTTTGCTGGTCAGCAGCATGATGCGCACATCATGAACCACCTTTTGTTTGGTATGTCGCCTTTGATAGCTGGGATGCCGCAGGTGGCGGTGACAATGCAGAAACACATCTTTGATCACATCCGCTTGAAGGCCGAAGAGGCGACGGAAGCAGAGTTGTTTACGCAATACGGTACTGATCCTGACAGTATGGTGTCTGCATTGCAGCGTGAAGCGATGATTGCAATCAAAACTGCAGAGTATTACCAAGAAGCCAAGAAAATACAGACTGATTTGCAGGGTCCGCCACCAGAAGATCCATTGGTCAAGGTCAAAGAGCAGGAGATTCAGGCCAGAGCGGCCAATGATCAGGCCAAAGACAGTAACGAAAAAGCCAAAATTCAGTTGGATGCCCAAAAAATGCAGAGTGATATGGCTTTGCAGCAGGCAAAACTTGCAATTGATGCTCAAAAACAACAGCGAGGTTAAAAAAACAGCCATGCAAACCAAAAAACCTAAGGTTTCGGTGCCAAAACCAGAGCCAAAACTTAAAAAAGTACCGGTTAGTAGTGATACACCAAAGAAAACGTATGTTTATCGCAAAGATGCGTTCAAAAAGGTGTTGATTACGTAACAAACATGTGCATAATGCACTTAAGCCCACGGACAGGGGTCTCTACTGTCTGCTTCATTGGATAATCCATGCTTGAATTTACTGAAAGAACGCTGATTGCTATTAAAAACCTTCGTCACCAGACGGAGGCGTTGATTGTCAATGGCAGTGTGAAAGATATGGAGCAGTATCGGTTTTTAATGGGACGCCTTGAGGGGTTTAAGTTTGTTGAGATGGAAGTGCAGAATCTTCTCAACAAGGAACAAAACCAATAAGGAGTTTATCAATGGAAATGACTGCGCTGGAAAAGAAATGGGCGGAAGAAGCTTCTGCCCATGTACCTTCCTTGAACGATGCTTACGACAAAGAGGGTAGCCTCATTGTTGAGAAGATCGAACAGAAGGTGATGGACCGAATTCCTACTCCTACGGGGTGGCGAATCGTCATCTTGCCCTACAGAGGGGCAGAAAAAACCAAAGGTGGCATTGTATTGTCAGACCAAACCCGTCAGCGCGAGCAGTCGGCTACGGTTTGTGGCTACGTGCTCGCTGTTGGCCCACTTGCTTACGCCGATGAGAATAAATTCCCAACCGGTCCGTGGTGCAAGAAGGGTGATTGGATTGTTTTTGGTCGATACGCGGGCGCACGCTTGCCGATTGACGAAGGAGAGATCCGAATCATTAATGATGACGAAGTTCTGGCTCTTATCCAGAATCCTGAAGATATCGTTCACTTATAAGGCACCATATGGCAGATAACATGAGCACGGAGCAGTTAGAGTTTAATTTAGGCGAAGATGAAGAGCCCGCAACGGTGACGTTTGGCAAGGATGCTGACGGTAACCAAGAGCCGGGGCAGCTAGAAGTTGAGCCGCCACAACCAACGCAGAGAGAAGCACAGAGTCACTCTGATGAGTTGGGTTCTGTCAACGAAGCGGTGCAAAAGCGCATTGCTAAACTGACCGCTAAGATGCGTGAGGCAGAGCGCCGTGAGCAGGCAGCTTTTGAGTACGCTAAAGGCATGCAGTCTCAGGCGCATGAGCTACAACAGAAGCTGGTGCACACGGATTACAGCCGTTTGAATGAGGCAAAATCTCGTTTAGATACACAGCAGTTGCAGTTGCGTCAGATCATTAAGAAGGCCCGAGAGGAGGGTGATATTGATACTGAGACAGAGGCCAGCCAACGTTTGTCAGAGATGACGATGGAGCAGCGGCAGGTTTCGGGTTGGTTGCAGCAGCAAGAACACGCGGTTCGCAATCCTGCTCCTGTGCAAGAGTATCAGCCTGCACCTCAGCAACAACAACGTCCAACTCCTGATCCCCGAGCAGAGGATTGGGCAGCTAAAAACACGTGGTTTGGTCAGGACAGAATGCTGACCTATGCGGCATGGGGCATACATCAAGAATTAATTGAGAAGGAGGGTGTTGACCCAACTTCCGATGAGTACTATACTGAATTAGATCAACGCCTTCGGGACGAGTTTCCGAGGAAGTTTGCGGGTGAGCAATCACCTAGTTCCCAGACCAGACAACAGCGTTCCGCGCCTGCTGTTGCCCCTGCTACCCGGAGTTCCGGAATTAATAGTGCGCGCCGAACTGTCCGGTTATCGCCGAGTCAGGTTGCTATGGCAAAGAAATTGGGTGTACCTCTTGAAGAGTATGCCAAGTATGTAAAGGAATAAATCATGAGCGAAAAAATTACCATCGACAAAGCCAGCCGTTCCTCCGAAAGTCGGGACAAAGAGACTCGTCGCAAGCCATGGCGTCCTCCTTCACGCTTGGATGCACCACCTGCCCCCGAAGGGTTTAAGTACCGTTGGATTCGCGCTGAAGTCAACGGAAGTCTTGACAACCAGAACGTGTACAGTAAATTGCGTGAAGGGTACGAA